AGTCTAAAGCCCGAATAAAAGTTGTATGGGCTGGACGGCGCGCCGGTAAAGGACGAGCAGTTCTTACCGAACTTATGCGAGCAATTACTGCTGCATCCCAGACTCCGTTCCTCGCCACTAAAGAAATGGCCGAAGCGTCAGGCCTAAAAGTCGGAGAAGATCTTACCCACACCCTGGAGCCAGCTATCCACGTATGGGTTGTTGCTCCTAACTTTGCACAATCCCGACAGGCATGGAACGAACTCAAACAGTTCATGCCTCCAGAACTTGTTGTACGCAGAAAGCATCTCAAGGGGGAGGTAGAGGCGACGGTTGGAAAGAAGACGAGCGTTCTGTCTGGTTGAACCTCAAAACGCCCGGTATAGCGCGCCGAGAGTGCTATATCGAAATAAAATCTGCTGACGATCCAGAATCTCTACAGACAGCAGGTCCAGACTTTATCTGGGTTACAGAATCTCAAGACATAAAAGAAGCTGCGTGGAACAAACTACGCCCTATGCTCAACTCTTCAGGACGCTTGGGCAGAGGCTGTGTCGAAGGAATCCCTCCGTTTACACGCAATCACTGGTTTTCAAAGCTGTTTAACTGGTCAAACGAAAACCCAAGCGAAGATTACGAGGCTTTTAGAGCTACAACATTCGACAACGTGTTCCTGTCGGAAAAACAAAAGCAGTCAATCCACGACGAAAAGGCAACAATGCCCGAACCTGTCTGGGAACGCATGTATCTCGCCAAGCAACCCGACGGAGGAGGAGGGTTCTTTAGGCCGAGCAAGATACAAGAAGCTGCTGTTGCTACAGAAATGCTCGCTCCAGACCCCTCAGAACGCTATGTTGCAGGCCTCGACCTCGGTAAAAAGCAGGACTACACGGTTTTCGTAGTAAAAAACGCCAGAACACGCGAATCCGTACACGCTCTCGAAATGTCAGGCAACGATTGGGTTAGCCAGATAGAAACAATTTCCAGTGAAGTAACCAGATGGAACGTCGGAGATATGCGAGTTGACTCCACAGGACTCGGAGATGTTGTCTTCGACCACCTGCTAAGTACCGGAATGCCCGTTCAACCGTTCAAATTCAGCGCACAAAGCAAATATCAACTGTTCCAGAACTATTACATTGCTCTGGAGAACGGAACGGTACGTTTCCCAACATCTTGGTCAACACTAATCAGGCAGCTAGAAGACATTTCAATCCGTCCCGGCAACGCAGGAAGTTATATTTTTTACAACGAAACAAACGAACATGATGACTGGGTTGATGCAGAATTGTTAGCATTGATGGCATGTGATCCACCAGGCTACGAAGATGGGGACTTTGAATTTCTTCGTCCAATTCGTAGAATGAACCCTATTCGACCACAACCGGCGTACAGACCTACCAGGTTCATGCAGGCTTACCGGGCGCAAAAAGCTAAGGCTAAGATGCAGCTTTATGAGCAAGAGGCAGAACTCGTAGAGACAAAGTAAATGGTTCTACAGTTTTCTAGCGAATCGTCCGAAATCATAGATGTTGAGGCTTCCAACCCTTTGGATGAGCCTGAACTGTCGTTATTCTGGATTGCAGAGAAATCTGCCACCGGAAACGAAATCTTCCGCAACTTCAAGAATCAATGCAAGATGCTGGATGATTTCTTCCTGAATGACTTTGACTTTAGTGTTCCCGAAAACGGAACCATGATTCGACTGGGTACTGCTCAATCTGTAATCAACACTCTCGTAGCGCACGTTAGCCCACAGTTTCTCGATATATCAGTTCCACCGCCCGGCCCTCGAGGTCAGGCTCGCGCCGAGAACATGGAGAAGTTCCTAACTGGCGCGCACCACATGATTGAGCATCGCTCTCCTGTGTACAGAGAACTTACTAAACACGCAGGACTGTACGGAATTGCGTGGGAGAAACTGTGGAGTGACTTCCCAGAACCTCCACCGCACATGGAAGAAGACGGCACTTATCGTCAGCGCGTGCAGGATGTTATCGAGAAGAGATCTATAACGTGGCCTATCAAATCTGTTGCAGTAAATCCGCAGAATTTAGTATGGGACATGAACAACGGTACTCAGCCTCGTTGGGTTATCTACGAGTACCAGGTAGATGCAGAATGGGTTCAGGCTCACTTCACTTCCCTGAGTGGGGCAAGTACACAAAAGGCTACGTTAAGTTCCAAGAAGTCTGGACTGCATCGCAAGTAGCGTATGTTGCCAACAACGAATGGGTAATGGAGCCTCGCCGTCATGGATACGGCAAGTTACCGTGGATTATGTACTGGCCTCAAATGGGGCTGGATACAGGATCGTCAGAGCCAGAAAAGCTCTACATGGGATTGCTCAACGGATCTACTGAAATGATTCGGGCGCAGAGCCAGCTCGCATCTCACTACATCGACATTGTTGGTAAATCAGCGTGGCCTACTCTTGAATTTACAGGCCCTCCCGGTATTACCGAAGAAGTTCAAGCAGCATGGGATGACACTCCTGGCTCAAAGAACATCAAGCCCCCGCAGGTTCAAGTTGGAGTAGGAGAAACTCCTCGACCTCCTTCTGAAATCGGCATCGCAAAAGAATTCCTCGACGAAGCTATCGAAGCAAACACTGTTCCTGCAGTAGCACGAGGTCAGCGTCCTACAGGCGCAGCATCTGGATATCACACAGCAGTTCTTGCCGGTATTGCATCGCTAAACTTCGGTGCAGTCAAAGAGGCTATGGAGCGTGGACTACAAGACAAAGGCGAAATTATTCTTCGCATTGTTGAACTTGTTATTGACGATAAAGTTACTGTGTTCGGTAAAACCGAAGCAGGTGTACTTGATGCAGCAATCAAGCCGTCAGATATCAAAGGGCATTACGTCAACATTGTTCGGATTAACTCCGTTAGCCCAGAAGAACAAGAACGCAGACTAAACCTATGGGCCAACTTGTGGAGGTCTGGATATGTTGACCTTGATACGGCACTTCGCAAGGGAGGTGTTAGTAATCCTCTTGAAGTCCGCGCTAAGATACTTGAGGAACAGTTCTTGAACTCGCCCGGAATTCAAGAGCAGTTGCAGGCAGCTGCAGCAAGTCGCATTCCTACAATTCAAAACATTATCGAAGCAGCTGGACAAACTTCTTCTCCGCAAACTCCAACACCTGAAGAAACTGCTTTGAATATTTTGAATACGCAGGGTGCGATGCAGCTGCCGAATGCAGGCAACTTCCAGCCCGGCAACCAGATGGGGACTCGTCCTCAGTCTCCTGGTACAGGAATACCTACAACAACAAGGCCGGTAATGCCCGGTTCAGTAGATGAGATGCGTCAAACTGCAGCAGCAATAGCAGGACCTCGATCAGGAAATGTTCGAGTACCCGGCGCAGACATCTCACCTGGGGCGAGGGGTTAGCTATGGCTAAAAGCACTCACCCGTTAGAAATGGCGTTTAGCAAGTTCGACGATACGGCAGAACGGTATCTGCGTCAGGTCGAGAACTCATTCAAGTCGATAGACAAGATCCCAGACGTTAAAGAGCCAAAAAAAAAAAAACGAAAGCCAAAGCCAAACATCTACGCTCAGATGCAATCCCCGTTTAGGAGCCTGTAATGCCAGTTTATAACCTTACAGTCAAAGCCGGAAATATCTCTAACTAAAAGTTTCAATCAAATAGCTGACACAAAAGAAGAAGCTCTTGCAAAAGTAAAGCAAATAGCACGGCTTGACCCACAGTTTAGGCGTGCGCGTGTAGAGTTTCCTACACTTGCACAAATATCAACTGTGTCTTTGACTGAAGACCCTAAATTTTTAGGCCCAATAGGTATTGGTCAAACTGCAGGTACTCCGTTTGATCCTCTTGTCGCTTTTCGTAGCATAACTGAAGAAGAACAACCTTTTGCTACGTCTACGCCGGGGCCTGTAGACGTTGATGAACTAGCAAATCTGCAAGCTGCTGCAAGAAACCAATTAGCAGATAGAAGAGCGCGAGAATTAGAAACTGCTATTGCAACTACAGGCACAGGCACTCCAGAAGATATTGATGCTATTGAAGCAGAAATGTTTGCTCAGGCAGAACAAAACCGATTAGATGAAATTCGGAGACAAGCAGCAGCAGCAGCAATGGCGACTGACGAGAATGATTTAGACGCTAGTGAAATAGAAGCGTTTGCTCAGGCAGAACGAGATCGTTTGGCTCGTCTTAGAGGTCTTGGCGATGACGAGACAGAAGAGGAGGTTGAAGTTTCAGAAGCAGCAGGGGCTGATGTAGATATTGATGATTTAGCAGAGTTCCTTGAAAACAACCCCGGTGCAACAGTCAATCCTGACGGTTCAATTAGCTTTGCCCCTCAAACATTTGACTCAGACATGATAGATGTTACAAGTCAAATTCCTGACCCTCTTCACTTGAAGGTTTTGCAGCTACAGATTTGCAAGATATTTTGAATATCTTTTACGCAAACCCCGAGCAGTACATTAGCGAAATTCCTGTATTTGAAGATGTTTTCAACGAAGCCGGTCAGGTTGTCAGGCAAAGACAAGTTGGAACTCAGCAAGTTCTGTCACCAGTAGCCCAAGCTGCTCTGCAAGCGTTTAGTACACAGCGCGGAGCAGAGTCTGCAGATGTTGCATCTCGATTCGGAACTGCTACTCCGTTTGGAGCAATAGCGGGTCTGGGAGGTACTGCAGACCAAGCAATAAGTCTTGCAGAGTTGCAAGCAAGAGCAGGTGTAACCAGTCCGTTTGCTGCTTTAGGTACAGGATCTACTATTGAAGATATCGGCACAATCCTGCGAGGCGGGCTTGATGTTGAGCAGCGAGCTTTGGAAGGCTTGCGAGCCAGAGGAGGCTTGTCTGCTGAGCAGCAACTAGCTCTGGCGGGATTGCAGGCTAGAGGTGGAATATCTCCAGAACAACGCCTTGCCGAACAACGCATGGCACTTCTCCCGCAATTATTCCAAACAAGCCCTCAGGCTTTAGGTGGATTGCAGCGAGTTCTAGGAGAGCAGCAATTACAACAGGCTCTAACGCCGTTCTTTAGTGCAGGAAGTTTTCAACCACAGGCGCAGGTGACTGATTCAGCTTCATTTGCTCAAGGTCCTTCTGGTGTAAACGTAAATATAAACCCTGATCTAGTGGAAAATGTAAGTGGTGGGAGTCCTTTTGCAGGAGGTCCTGTTACTCAAACCATTAGCGGTACAACTCAACCCGTATCAGCAGTTAGTCCAGGGTTTAGACCAACAGTAGGTCAGTT